AGCGCCGATATTGCGGAAGTGCCATTCCGCATTTGCCGGAAGTGCCGTAGTGCTATCCGGTTCAACGGTAACGTCTTTCGTTCCGCCAGCGGTAAGACGAATATAATGCCCTGCGTCGTCGGGATCGATCGTATAATCCGCAACTTCGGTTTGAACCGTCGCGCCGCTCGCCTTTCCGATATTGACAAGATCGCTTATCGCGATCCGGCGCGAAGTCCATTTCGAAATAGTAACGCTTTCGCCCGCCGCGTCGTCAACGATAACGTCGCCGTCCGTGCCGCCGATCGTCATTTTGCCAGTCGTAAGCGCCGTAACAATGCCCACATATAGGTTGTTGACGACATTCCCGGTAAAGCCTTGGACGCGGACACGATCGCCAATGCCGAAACCGGCTGTAACGAAACCGTTGGCGCTATCGTTGAAGCTGTTGTCCGAAGCCGTCGCGCTAATCGTCGTCGCAGTAATCGTTACATCGTCCGAAAGCTGCGAAACTTCTAGCAGTTCGGCACTTGTTAGCGCCGAAGCTTCGTCCAAATCCGTAATTCGCTTTTGTGCCATGTTCAATCCTCCACAAGCCGGGCGTCGCCGTCTTCGGTATAGCGTTCATCGTTGACTTCGGTAAGACGCGATTTGCTGTTCAAGAACGTATGCCAAGGCGCTTGCCATGAATAGACGCCATCGCGCTTCGCATGAACTTCGATCCGAACAAGCCCGGTTGCGGTAGGCGTTACAGCTTGCGGGCTTACAGCCGGTTCGATTTCTTGATCTAGCACGTCGTCAACGTATACGCGAAGACGATACGTCGTTCCCGGTTCGGGTCCGATATCGCCAGATGTATAATCGTCAAGATATCCGCCTGTTTGTTCAAGGCGATTTCGATGCGTCCAAGATACGTTTACTTCGCCTTCATAGAAAGCGTTTGGCGCATAGCTTTCGTCGTTTATCCGAAGATCGCCGGGGGCGTAAGGACGCCATGCCCGTTGATCCATTTCGACCGTCATTTCAACAGCGTCTTCAAGCGGCAACACGCCAGCGCCGGAAACGGGCCGAATTTTGGCGTTGACTTCTTCCGACATGACGTATTCGGTAGGATCGAACCCGGCGTATTGATCCCAAAAGAACGCCGTATCGCCAGCCGTATGCGGTTGCGGAACCGTGTCAAGCACGCCGCGCCCGACTGTTATTTCGCCGGTTTCCGGGTCCAATGTATCGACGCGCATAAGTTCTTCGCCGATTTGGACATGTGTTCCAATTACGACTTCCGCAAGATCGCTTCCGTCCGTAAGCGTAAATGCGGTTGTCGTCTTGTCTATGTTCGTCGAAAGTGTTCCGATAGGCGAAAAATCCAACGCGCCAACGTCTTGGTATCCGTCGCCGTCGTCCGTGTATAGGCTTGCGTTGATAGCCGACGCGGATCGCGAAGCCGCTGCGATTAAGTATCCGACTTCAGGCGCAGCCATTAACTTCGCATCGATCGTCGATTGCCCTAACGCCTGAACAAGTTCGTAATACGGCGCTTCCGTCGCCATTTGGTCCGCAACCGGACCCGGCGGCGCGGATGGATTTTCCCAACCCGGTTCAGGAACAACTATCGCAACCGACGTATCCGTATCGAATACGTCTTGCGTGCAATTGATCTTGACCCGATTATTCCGTCCGGTTCCGTAGGCGATACCGGCAACGCGCATGACGACTTCGAACAGTCCCCATTTCGCCCAACTAAACTTGAACACGTCGCCAACATTAAGTTCCTTGGCGTCGCTGTTCGCCGTAATCGTGCAAGACAACAGCGGCGAAGACAGCGTTTTAAGATCGCGCTGCGCCGCAATCGTTCCGTTGCGCGCATTCGTAAAACCCGGATATTGAAGCGGCGCGTTGATAACAACGCCTTGCTGTTGAATAAGCGCCGTATCGTTTACCGTAACGCTACCGTCTTTCCCGGTTGAACTATCCCAAAAAGTCACCGTGACGGAATTAGTCAATTCGCCGAAGGTAATCCGCGTCGGATCGTCAACGCTAACGATGTTGCTTTCGTCTAAGACGATAAGATCGTCTTCGTCGTAATCGCCACGAATAAGCTTCAGAACGAACTTGCCACTAGTTCTTGAAACGTAAAGCGCAGCGTCGATATGCTGGCGGATCGTTTCAACGAATTCTTCGATCTTCTTCGTCTTGTCCCAAAGAAGAGAAATGCCAAGCCCTTCGATCGAAAGTTGATCGGCGGCGGCGATGAAGCTTGCATCGTCGATATCGTTATCCGTGTAACCCATTCCCCATTCAGGATCGGTCAAGCATTCGCGGATAATGTGGGCAGGGTTCATATCGACGGACGTAAGATCGGTCAAACGCCAGTCGAACCAAAACCAATTTGAAGGAGGGCCGCCGCTATGTCGATCCGAACCGACAACCGCAACGCTATTATCTCCGACGTTAAAATGTTCGCCGGAAATGACTGTATCGTAATAAGCGCCGTTTTCGGCACCTAAAGTTAGGACAAGTTGCCCGTTTACATAAACTTTGCAATCGTTATCAACGAAAGCTTCGAACCGCAACGCCGAAGGAACCTTGTTAAGCGTAAGCGTCGTTCGCATCCAAACTTTACTTGCCGACGGAACCGTTGTCGCCGGAACCGTCGCAAAACCGTAGTTGCCCGGAAAGGACCAAGGCGCGTTTGCAAAGGGCGCGCTGCCAACCGCCCAACCGCTATCGTTAAAGCCGGGGGCCGAACGATCGATATTGTCGCCATTGCCGACGACTAGGTATCGCCAAAGCGATTGCGAAGCCGACAAAACCGGCGGATATATCGCGGCCCGCGCATCATACCATTGCGCAATTCCGTCTTGCCGGACATGTATACGCTGCCCCCGGAACGACCAAGTTTTCAGATACGGGTTGTTGCCAAGGTAGCATTGACGGAAGATAAGTCCGACGATCCCGCGATAAGCCGGAATTAGATTTCCAAGCTTCGAAACAAGATACGAATTCTTACCTTGGGCGGGACCGCCCATTGCGATATCAATTGTGCCAGATACGCCGCCTTCGCGTTTATCGCCGCCGAAAAGGTCCGGCGCATTGATGTTGACCGATCCGCCGGTATTGGTTCCCGCCCAAGCGTCCCTATCATCAACACGAATTCGGGTTATTGCGTCGATAGGGCCGTGGCAAAGCCCCAAGTGCATTCCAAGGTAGTATTTATATCCTACCGTTTGTGCTTTACTGCCCTTACCCATGACGTTCGCGCGCCGCCTTCACTACACGCAATGCGTTTGCATCGCCGGTTGCGATAAACTGTTCTTCGGGCAGTCCTTCAGAAAGGAACTTGTTCCAATCCATACCTTGCCGGGCAAACCATCCCCGCGCGCCCGAAGAACATAGCTTCGCGGTTCGAATATCCTGCATGATTACGATAACGGGTTTACCGGTCACTTCTTACCGCCCTTCGATTTGATCGCAACTGTCTTCAAGTCCCCATACCATACGACGTTGGGGCCGTTAAGATCGCGCGTGCCGAACAGGACCGGAATTTCAACACCTTCTTCCGCGATCGGCGCTTGTATCTCCGAAAGCCCGGCGGGCTTTTGTGCTTGCGGCTTCGGCGCAGTTGCATAGGATACGACAAGCGCAGCGACGAATAATGCGATAAACCAAAACATTAGACTATGCTCCCGCCGTCCATCGGATTTTTGACCGGAATAAAATCGAAGCCGCCGTAATTTAGAAGATTGTTGAACTTGCTGTTGCAAGTTGCGCGATCATGCGAACAACCGGGATACAACGTAATATTGAACGGAAAACCGTCCGCGATCGACGAAACCAAATCATACGAAAGCCGCTGAACGGTTATCGAACTGCCCACATGTCCGATGATATACGAAAGCGTCCCTTCGGGCGCGCGCAACATCCCGCCGACGAAATAGCCGTCCGAATAGGCCGCTGCGGCTGCGATCGTAAGCGTCATGTTCGACGCGGCGCTTACGCTGCCCGCAACGTCGAATGCGTCCGGGTCTAGGTTGCAGCCGCGTCCGTATA